TGTTGCTTGTGAAAATGGCGGGTATGGACACGGTGTTAATGAGAACCTATGGAATATGGGAGTAAACGTGTACAGAGAGAAAGAAACTTCTTTTGGCTTTGCCACGCAGAAGAAGAAGTTAGGGTTCTCTACTAACCCACGTACCCGCCCTGTTATTCTTGCTCAACTTGAGGAGGAGATTCGTAATGATGCTACTCAACTCAAGGATGTGAGATTGATTAATGAGTGTAAGAACTTTGTAGTTGTAGATGGTAAACCGCAGGCTGCACGTGGCTCAAACGATGACTATGTGTTTTCCCGTGCTATTGCGGGAGAAGTTCGTAAACACCATCCTTATAAACCCGATTATTACCGTACTGCTTCTTCATATAAGTGGGAAGGTGAATATACACGTACTCGTGCAAAGAGGCGTGATTGGGGTAAATACTCAAGCAAGTACGGGGAAAGGATAGCGGCATAATGAGTAGGAGTAAAAAGAAGAAAAAGCAAAAAGAGAAGCAGCAGCAGAAGATGGAAAAGAAATCAAAGAGAAGGATGGGTAGAGGGAGATACTGATATGGCTATGGAAAATTGTGTCTACGATTTAATGCGTAAAGGATATGCTTTTGCTGATGCTGTATCTGCCTGTAATACTCTTTATCAAAGTGCAGCGACTCCAGGCGTTATGTATAAAAGTGCTATTCCAGGTATGCCTACCACTCCAGGCAGACTTGAAGCGGAGACTTTAATGCTTGGGGAAGAAAGAAAAAGATATAAAAGAAAATATCCAGGGAGGGTGAGTGGATAATGCCTAAAGGTACTAAAGTCCATAGTTGTGTTCAAAAATTGAAAGCAAAGGGTAAATCTGAATCAAGCGCAATTGCTATATGTCAAGATTCAACGAAGCAATCCTATCAAACAGGCAGAAGGCTTGTAAGCGTTAGGGATAAGGGTAAAGATTGGCATAAGAAGCAATATAAGAAAAAGGGATAAAAATGCCTGAAAAATCGTCTTTGAAAGAGGTAGTCTGGAACCAGTTTATCCGTTCAAGGGATTTCTATTCCGACGAACACCATAATATTGAGAAGTGGGATAAGTATTGGGAATCTTCACCAGACGTAGTTAAAGTAAGCGAAGATTGGGAAGAAAGAATTCACGTTCCTATGACCTTTGATGCTGAACAAGTACTTACACCGAGGGTTCATTCTGTTATTACCGCTACCAACCCGCCTTTTGATGTAGTAGGTGTGGAACAGCAGGATGAGAAATCAGCAATTCCAATTAAGCATTTGATAGGTCATCAATTTGAACTGAGTAAATTTGAGACTAAATCAATAGCCTACATCCGACAAGCCGCTATTAGAGGTACTACTATAGCCGAAGTGTTCTGGCATAGGAAAGAAAGATACCTTACCACCAATGAGATGGAAGAAGTTGATGAGGTTGTTGAAGACCCAATTACCAAAAAAGATATTGTTGTAGCGACTACGTTACAGAAGATGAAAAGAACTAAGATGACTACAGTTAAGAATCACGCTGATTTTGAGGTGTGGTCGGTCTTAGACGCATTTCCAGACCCAGATGCTATTGATTTTGATGACGATTTACCCTTTATCCGCAGGCAAAAGATAAGTATAGATAAGTTAAAGGAATGGAATAAGGTAGCCGAAGACCTTGGTATGGACACATTTGATTATCTAAATGAACTTGAAAAGGAGATTTTAGAGAAATCAAAGGTTACTGGCAAAGAATTGACACAAGCGCAGATGAATATCTATCTACTTCACTACTATGGACTGGTGGATTTATCAAGTTATGGAGTGGAAGTAGAAGGAAAGTTGGAAGGTAAGTCTGTTCCAGCGTGGATTACGGTAGGATATACCGATGAAGACGATGAAAGTATTGAAGGTAAGTATGTTATGAGGGCAATACGCAATCCTTACTGGCACGGAAGACCACCTTTTGTGAAAAGTGTATGGACTACTAAGAAAATGCCTTCATTCTTTGGCGTTGGAATTGCTGAAGCAGGACAATCTTCAGCGGATAGGATAAATAAAATCGTTAATATGCGTATGGATAACATCAAACGTATCATAAATAAGAGATTTTACTACAATATTAACGATACCTACCTTGATATGAACGCAGCAGAGAGTGGTGAACCTGGTAGAGGCATTGGAATGAGCGATATTAACGCTTCTATGAAGTGGGAAGACACCCCAGATGTCACCCAGAGTTCATATTTAGAGGAACAACAGGCAAAAGATGATTTTAGACAGGCTACAGGAGCCGTAGCAGCCATTTCTCCAGGCAAAAAAGGAGAACAACATCAAACTGTACGAGGTATGATGCTTTTACAAGGGCAGGCAGGCGAGAGATTGAAGATAATCTCCACTAATATTGAGGAAACGTTCAATAAACAACTTGCCCAGATGTATTTTGAACTTATTAAACAGTATATGAATGAGGAAGAAGTATTTGATATAGTAAATGAGGAAGGTGCAATAGTAGTTCAGACTGTTACTCCTGAAGAAGTATTAAGGAAAGTCAATTTTAGGACTACTGGTGTTACTGAAGTGGTTAATAGAGAAATGCAGATTAACCAATTAATGCAATTCAAACAATATACCTTGGAAGATATCACTATAAACAAGGCTGAGATAAATAAAAGGATTGCTATTCTATTTGGGTTCAAAGACCTTGATAAATTAATACGAGAGGTTACCCCAGAACAGGAAATAGCAATGCGCCAAGCATTGGGAGGCGGTGGTGGTGGAGGAGGACCCGCACCTAACAGACCACGACCTATGCCAAATCCAGAAGGTGCAGGAAGACCTGCTACCGACCAACTCGGTTTTGAAAAAGCGGAGGACCAACTAAAAGTATCAGGAGGAAATCGTGGATAAGGAAACGATATTAATGGAAGGCAAACACAGCGAGTTTTGGAAGTTGATATGTGAGGCGATTGATAAAAGGATTGAGGCATCACGAAATCAACTTGAAACTCAATTAACTATAGATATGATAAAAGTATTACAACACGACATCAGGCAATGTCGGGAGTTCAAAAACTTGCCCAATGTATTAGTTACCCTTTTGGGTAAAAGAAAGGAAGATTAACAATGTTACCAGAAGAAATTCAGAATGCTCCTGCTGAAGAAACTCAACAAGAGGAGCCAAAAGAGGAAGAAGCCACTCCAACTGGCGAAGGTACATCAGAGTTGGAAAAGTTAAAAGAGGAAGTCAACTTCTACAAAGGGTTGAAAGCGAAGTGGAAAAGGAAATATTTTGAGGTTAAGGAAAATGAGGAAAGTAAGGAGCAGCCAAAAGAACAGCAACAGCAAAACTTCTCATCTACTCAACCCGATATTAACGCACTTCGGGAACAATACGAGAATGACCCGTTTGCTGCTACATTAGGTTTCATTGACAAAGCAAGCAGGCATTATACAAATCAGGTCACTCGTAAAACCCAAGAAGACTTAAAGACTGTACGCAAAGAAAACAGGATTAAGCGACAGTTAAGAAAGTCTTACAAAGATTTTGACGAGTTTGAGGATAGAGTGGATGAACTTATGGACCAAATGTCTCCAGAGAAGCGAACCTATGATATGTTTGAAATGGCAATGAAGATAGCGAAGACAGAGAAATTTGAGGATTTAGAATCCATCCGAGAAGAAGCGATTGCAAAAGGCAAAAAAGAGGCTTCAAAGAACACTTTGGAACAGGCAAAGGAAATCCACGCACAGTCAATGCCACGTGGTGCAGCACCAAAAACTCAGAGAGGTTCAGTTACATTATCTCCCGACGAGGAAAAGATGGCTGCACGATATGGTATGACAAAAGAGGATTACGCAAAGTGGAAAACTAACACCCAAATCACTCAAGCCGAGAAAGCGAGAAAAGGATGAGTATGAAAAAAGGTGAAGGTGTTCGCTCAAGTAGAGCGCCTAAAGTAAATTTCAAAAACTACCATCCGTGGGGTAAACTTCCCAAAAGGAGTAATGTTGCAGGAGAAGATAAGCCTTACGACAAGTACCCTGAATCAGCGTGGGTTTCTTGTAGGTGGTGTGCTTTTAGGGTCAATCAAGCAAGACACTTAGAGTGTCCACATTGCGGGAGTGATAATTATGTGTAGTAAGAAGATATCATTGCCCAATATATGGGTAAGGTATATGCCCAAAGGATTATCAAGGGCTGCTTTCTCAGGGGATTTGAGATGTCCTTGGGATGGATGTCACCATCAAGGGTTTACTTATGAAGGAAAGTATATGGCTGATATGCTGCTTTACAAATGTAAAAAATGTAAACGGCTCACCGCATACAATCCTGGTAAGAGGATGGCACATCCTTATATTAACAATCTAAAATCGTATAACACGGAGGTATAAATCAATGAAGTTTGTAGGCGATTTATCAGGATATCAAGTCGCTGTCATCAAAGACCTACCTCTCGTTGCAGGCGCATATGTACAGGGTGCTTTACTTACAGCATCCACAACTGCTGATTTGATGTATGCACAAGTAGGTTCTCCTACTTACGCAGACATTATTGGACTATATGATGGTCCAAGCCAAACAGCAGCAGGTACTGTTGCCGCTGGTACAATCACCTATGGGAAAGTAATTATCAATCCTAATGGTGTTTATCGTGCAGAATATGACAAAGATGCACAGATTACTTGTACCAACTACGCAGCAGGCACTTGGACTGTAACCCACGACGGACAAGCAGGTGGTTGGATTTGGTCAGCCACTTCTACCGATTCAGATTACGGTCTGTTAATGTACGCAGGAAGCGTTGTTGCAAGTACTTCAATTTCTTCTGTCGCAGCACCGACAGCAGCAACACCGACCACCACGGATGATTTGATTTACATTCATCCTGGATTAACTGGTCCTGGTGCAGCAGCACAGATGGAAATTGATTTAACTGCTGACGCAACCGAAATCCTTACCGATGGAACTTATACTGGTACAGGATTAGCCGTCATTGAGAGTTATACTTATGGTGATGGTGTAGGTGGATATCAACCTCTCCGTTTTGCAAGTCACAACGATACGGTCAATACTTCGTACAGATTTTTCTCAGATATTACTCCTATTGACCACGCACTTAATCAGAAGATATAAAGGAGGATGACAAATGGCAGCAACATCTGTTAATTTTGGCGACCTCCTGGAGCCAGGTCTAAGGAAAATCTTTGACGAGCAATACAAGGAGATTCCTGGCTTAGTTGAATCAATTTATAGTATGCAGAAAAGTTCTACATCCTATGAAAAAGATTCGGCAGTCGGCGGATTTTCTGATTTTGACGACTTTGCGGCTTCGGGTAGGTTGAGTTATGATGATGTATATCAACAATATGATACTACGTATACTCACAAAGAGTGGACCAAAGCGTTTGCAATAGAGAGAAAACTCTTTGATGATGACCTTTACAGTATCATCAACAAAAAACCAAGAGGAATGGCTATTGCAGCCAGACGAACCAGAGAAAAGCACGGTGCTTCCTTATTTGCTAACGCATTTACTGGAGTTCCAGCAGCATCTGGACAGACTGGTATGGATGGTCTTTCACTTTGTAACACAGCACATACGTCTGCAACTCCTGGCGTAGCAACTCAGAGCAATAGTGGTACTACCGCTCTTAGCGCTACCTCAGTAGAAGCAACTCGCAGACTAATGACTGCGTTCAAAGATGACCAGGGTGAACTCATTGCAGTAAATCCTGACCTCTTGTTAGTACCGAGAGCGTTAGAGGAAACCGCTTGGGAAATTATCGCATCCAAGGGTAAGCCTGATACTGCGAACAACAATGCTAATTTCCATTATGGCAAGTATCAATTAGCCGTATGGGATTATCTTACTGATTCAAATGACTGGTTCTTCATTGACACAATGATGGCACAGCAGTTCTTGAATTGGTTTGATAGAGTTGCATTGGAGTTCAATAAGGATAAGGACTTTGACACTCTCCAGGCTCGTTTCTCAGCATATATGAGATACAGTTTTGGATTCTCCGACTGGAGATTCGTGTACGGTCACAATGTAACATAACAGAATAGGGGAGGTTTAACCGCCTCCCCTTTCTTACTTTGGAGGAAAAGAATGAAAACTGTAGAGTATAAAAAATACAAACCAACATCAGAATTTAAGGGTGCGGGTGAAGCGGCTGGAAATGTCTCCTACAAAGGCGGAAAGTTGCCAAGGGGAAATGGTCAATGCGGTAGTGGTAGCAAGCAAACCAAGAAACATAAATCAACAGGTCGTGGGCAGTAATGAATTCAAGGGAAAAAGACAAGGCTTGGCGAAGGTACAAGGAACTGAAGGAGAGTATCAGAGACCATCAAATCACTAAAAGTGAAATGTGGAAACCTACAGAATATAACGTCAAGAAATGTATGAAAGAAATAACCCATAATGCCAAGCCTGGTGAAGAATTAAAAAAGATAGCAAAGTTACTTGGGGAAGAAAGTAACTTAGAAAAGTTTAGGAGATAATATGGCTGAGATGTTTGCTCCAGACAATTCAAGGTCTTCTAAGGAGGATGCTAACTACAGACCAAAAGAGAGTTGTAGGCTATGTTCTCATTTTATACCTATGGCTAATAGATGTGAAATAGTAGATGGCAACATCTCTCCAGATGCTGTATGTAATTTGTATTCTCTTGTTGAGAAACCGCAATATCACGACAAAGAATTCTATATGAAAGAATATTCAAAGGAGTAAAATAAAATGGCACGTGGAAAAGCGATAGTCCATCTTTGGGAGTCTGCAACTGCTGTATCAGGTGTAGGCGCTACTATCACTTCCTCGCCTGTTGGTCAAAGAATATCTATGGGGTATTGTTCCCTTATTGTAACATTAGCAGGCTCTGCACCAGATGTTGATATCACTATTGAATGTGCATTGACTGAAACAAGTGGATGGTTTACACCCTATGATAATCTTGGAACATCATTAGGCACAGTTTATACAGGTCTTTCAACGACAAGATGGATTGAGTTCTCGCCTCCGCTTGCTCCGTATGTAAGATTTGTGGTAACTGGGGGTGCTGGTAACGGTGCTGACACTACAGTAGCAGCAG